TCCGAATAAGTTGGGAGTCTGAACCTGATCTTATTGATGTAAGTACTGCCGAAACAGTACCTACACCACCAAAGGATAACTAAATTTTAAATGAATTAAGTTTTACTTTATTCCAATTTTTACATTTAATAGATTGATGAGCTGATGTCATTTCAGCTTTATCAAGATCAAGATTAATTTGTATTGATAAACCATTTAACCCTGCATCTCTCGTTGGATATTTAGCTTTCATATCTATGGGTATGTCAAAACCACATTTCTTTTTATCACTATGCATATAAAGAAAAGTGTCATCACTCCATAAGATATGATTTAATATATCAACCTTATCTTCCAATGTAGATTTCTTTAAAAAATCTATTACTCTCTTGTTCATATTTCCCCTTTAGTTGTTTGTTTTTTATAATAGTTTATACAATTTAGTTACTTCTTTAAAATGATCTGGCTCATCTTCATCATTAAAGTAACCAGAGCTTATTCCATTATCTTCTTTTAAACACTCTATTTGACCCCAATTATATTTATCTAAAAATTTTTTTAAATCTTTAGATAGTTTTTTATATTTTTTTTCGTAGTCTATTTTCATATTTCCCCTTTAGTTGTTTGTTTTTAGGGTGTATAGAGCTATTTTTTTATTTAGACTTCAGTCATAAGAGCTACACTCAATCTCTTTGATTTTCATATTTGAGGTTATACACCTGTCCCTCTAGGTTATGTGATTCCGACCTATTTTTATAATGAGTATATATAACACCTCTTACACTCAATATATTTAGTATTGTTAGCTTTGCTAACTCCTCTAAATTCTTATTCCCAACCTTGCGATCTTCTATATTTTTTCCAATAGTCATTTTTCTTTTTATCCTTATACCATTGATAGCCTAACACTACTACAGCTACCAATATAATTAATATTAATTGCTTATAACTTTCCATATTTTAATACACCTTTTTTTGTAAAATGTTTCTCTCTCATATCCTCAACAAAAGATTGTAAAATTTTTAATTCATCAGTAGTCAATGTATTTCCATTTATTAATTCATCTAATTGACTATGTAATAATTCTAATTTTACATATTCTTTTTTTAGTTTTTCACTATCCACAAATACCTTCTTCATTTTCTACTTTATAAACATCACAATCAAAGCAATAATCATCTTTATATTTCCAACCCATATATTCATATTTTTCTTTAGATATTAATTTTGTCCAATCTTCTGTACTTTTACATTTAGGACAAATGCCATCAGGTATTTGCTTCTCGCTACTCATATTTTCCTTTCTTTACATACAACAAATTTCACCACTAAATCTCATTGACGAAATTTCTTCTTGAATAAAGCTTAATTCGTGCTGATATACATCGTGATCTTTTGACAGTTTTTTGTTGAAGTAATCAGTTATGCAAATTTCATTATCAACTATTTCCCAAGTTATAGGATAATGTTTTTCCTCTAAAATTTGTCGTCTATCTTTTTTCTTCTCGCTACTCATTTGATTAGCTCCTTTATTTGTTTATTATTATATCCATAAGTTTTTAAATATTCATAAAGTTGTTTTTTATTTATAACCTTGTCCCAATAATCATAAAGTATTTCTTTAACTTGATATTCCATTTTTATTTTTTGATAATCGTTGCTCATATTATTTTTCCCCCTTGTTTATTGTGTTTAGTTGCTTTTGTTCCTTCATACTATCATCATTAGCCTTTTCAACTTTATCCATAGACGATTGAATGCCTGATAAATCTTTTTGATTTATAAATTCAATTACATGATCGCTTAACCTCTCGCTGTCTCTGAATGGATTAAGTTCAGTCCAGGATTTGTCGCATGGTACGTTGGTTAAATCAACTCCATTCTTTTTCTTAACGTAGTCAATCAACCATTGAGATACTTTATTTGTCATTTTCACCCCCTAAGATTATATAATACCAAAATATATACAAAGTTATTATTGGTATTATTTCAAGTATAAACATTAAAACCCCTCGTTGTTTGGTAGTTGTAGCATAAACTTTATGCCGAATAAGATCATAATACTAAGACCAATCCATGTATGAATATGTATAGCTATAATCAATCCTAAGAACATTATTGCAAAGCATAATCCGAAGTATATTGCTTTTATCATTTTTTACCCCTTGTTTGTTTTTATATTTATCTTAACCATTTTGGTTTATTATGCAACCTTTTTTACTTCATCAATTCTATTGATGTTTTCAGCTATATCTCTAAACCATTCCTGATCGTCTCTATTCATATTTTTATATTCATCAAGTAAATCTTCAAAAGACCCTTCATGACCTTCGTAAGGTGAAGTATAAAAAGAATATAATTCTTTGTTATCTCCACACATAGCAACTTGATATTCTGCATTAGTTAAAAACACAAAACCGCTATTCATGTTAAAAGCTAATTTTACTCCGTCATTATCAAAGTCTTTTGGTAAGCCGTTCAACTTCCATGCTTCAAATATATCTTTTGCTTCATCTTGTTCTCTATATCCAAAGTCTGCAAGGTTTTCTGTATATCCGTTCATTGTTTCCCCTTTGTTTGTTGTTTGTTAATAATGATTGAAGCAATAATATATCCACCTATAATTTGTGTTGCTGTAATTAAACCGCCTACAAATAATATATGTAATATTGCTTCAAACATACTTAACCATAATGGTTATGATATTAGAAGTAAATATATATTGTGTTCAAAATGGGTCAAGATATTAGTGTGATATAAATGCAACTGTGTTAAATATACAACGCTATGAGATATACTTATTTAATAAAGGATCAGCAAGGCAAAGAAGAAGAATACAAAGCCATGAGTTATAAAAAGCTATTGAGGAAGTTATCAAGTAAGTATTCAAATCAATTAGTTAAGATTAAATATATTAATAAGCATAAGCATGAATTGATTAAGTTAGTAAAGATCAAAGAGGTTGAATAAGATCCAATTCTAATAATCAAACAACGCCAGGTTTCCTCGTGTATATAATCGGTCAGTAGTATTGACCTATATATGTTCCGATAATTGATTGTTATCGGTAATCATAAGTTATCGTTAGTAATAATGAGAGGGAAACCTTCTTTTTTGAAAGCCAATACCCCCATATACCCCCTAGAACACGCACCATTTTATTTATATATATACATGGGACTCGAGGACACCTTTACAGACACAGCTTTAGCCACCCCCACAGATTAACCCACACCTTATTTGCCAAGCCTTTCTAGTTTAATTATTTTTTAATTACTATATGTTGTGTACTATGTGGGAGTATATACAAGACGATCTAATTTCTATTGTCGCTATAGATGAAAAGACTAATACTCTTATCATTAAGATATATGGATTACAGAATAAAATGGCTGCAGAGACTTTTGCACATTACACTATGAGCCTATTACAGTTTGATTATCATAATGCTGAGTATAGTATGCCATCTAAAATGATACACTAGATATGGATATTAAGATACCTTACACCCCCAGAAAACACCAAGCACATTTACATAAGCAAATATCTAAACATAGATGGTCGGTGCTAGTTTGCCATCGAAGGTTCGGCAAAACAGTATGTATGATTAATCACCTTATACGATCTGCCTTATTATCGAAACAAAAGAACCCAAGATATGCCTACATCTCGCCAACATTTAAACAAAGTAAATCAATCGCTTGGGATTACATGAAACAGTTTACCGCCAAGATACCTTACACCAAGTTTAATGAAACTGAATTAAGGGTAGATTTACCCAATGGTGCAAGAATAACTTTACTTGGGTCGGAAAACTCCGATGGGTTGAGGGGTATCTACCTAGATGGATGTGTGATTGATGAGTATGCTAATGTCAATGAAAAACTATTTCCTGAAATCATAAGACCAGCATTGTCAGATAGAAAAGGTTACTGCGTATTTATTGGTACACCACAAGGAATGAATAATAATTTTTACGAACTCTACCAACACGCACAAGGAGCAGAGGATTGGTTTGATTATAAAGCTAAAGCTAGTGATACTAAAATTGTAGATAACGATGAGTTGGTCAAGGCAAAGGAAGTT